GATGCGCTTAGAGAATGAGCAGTTAGATATCTTTATTAGTAGACTTCCTTACTTTGAGCGTGAGCTATTCTTCTTATACGCTTTAGATGATTTCAGCTATCAGGCATTGGCTAAAGAGACCGGGATACCTTTAGCCTATCTTTACAGAACAATTCAGAAAGCTAAAACTACACTTAGAAATTCATTACAGATATGATGATAAACAATTCAGATTTCGAAGCGCGCGTTAAGGTGTGTAAAGAGTGCCCTGTCTACAATAAGACATTCGGTACATGTGGGCCTCCTGTTAACGCTATTAATCCATTCAAACAGCCTCACACTATTGGCGAGGTAACATTCAAGCCTTGTGGCTGCCCTGTGGATCACTTAGCATCTTACGCTGCTACTGACTGCCCAGCTAAGTTATGGCCCAAAATAGAAGAGAAGGATTGGAAGATGCCAACGCTTGAGCATATCAAAGCTATTAAGCAGCGAGGTAGGCTTGCACCTGGTGAGATGGCTAAGCTGTTTAAATTGAGAAGAGAGTATTTAGGCATTAGAGACGGCAAGAGCTTTACTACTTGTACTCCCTGCATGAATAAGCTTCTAAATCAGTTAGAAGAATCGTTAGCTCAAGATATGGCTAAGATGGAACAAGCTCAAGCATTAATTGAATTAACGAATGTAGAGCTTACTCCCGAACCAATAACAGAAGTAACTGCTACACCCATAAAAAAACGTAGAGCTAAAAGAAAAAAATAAATAAATAAATAAATCACATGAACACATTCAAAAAAACTTTAGATGTACTTAACTTTATTATGGTTTTAATAGGCATTTTAATGATAGCCTTAAAGTATTACGATGTAATTGATATACCCTGGAGCAGAGCTTGCTTTATTTTAGGTTTAGAAGTATCTTTAAATACAATAGAACATAACATTAATAAATTTAGGAAATAATGACTATCTTAATCATCTATTTGGTAGGCTTCCTCTTGCACACAGGAATACTTAGTCTAAACATTTACAGACATCAGAGACATCTCTCAAGCTACCATTGGTATGCATACATAGGTGTAGCTTTTACAGGCCTTGTATGGCTACCTTTTTGGATATACATTACTGTACTCAGATTTCAACAGAGAAAATAGTTTTTAACATTGGTAGAATCTGTAACATATCTTAAATACATTTGTTACAGGGTGTGATTACTGTTAGCATATTATTTGATTTTAGGTTATACGCCCTTTGGATGTCCTCACCCTGCATCCTTAGGGCTATATTTTTTACGGGCGGAAGCGATTAACGGCAGCGTAGAGAATGAATAGAGCTACTGTGGGATAGTAACACAGCTCAGGGGTATGGCTAAGGTATAAGCTCCAGGTTACTTAGGGAGGGCAATCTCTCTAAAAGATAGATACCATGTTAGTGCACATTGCTGATGACACTAACTCATAATGGCGAAGAACTCAAGCGACAAGCAGAGAGACAGTCATTTAAATGAGAGCCCAACACTTAGAGAAATCTTTGTGCTTGGATACTTCTATCTCTCATTTAGCTCAGAATCTAAGCTCTAAGCATAGAGTTAATAGCTAATAGCTTAAGCTAATAAGCAAAAGCTTAAAGCTAATTACACTAATAGTTATAACTAATAAAGATTAATATAAATGAGTGATAATAACTATAACTTTCTAAAAGCACAGGTTAAAGCTTTCCATCCTAACTGGACTGAAGAGCAGGTTAACAAAGAATGTGAGAGAATTTTAAATGATGGTGAGGGTGGTGAAGATGAGAGCTGCCTATATTGTGGATCATAAAACAAATATGTTATGTACAAACAAATGGCTATTGATTACTACGCTAACCACAAAGACTACAAGAAAGCACTTGCAGCAGGCATAGCAATGGATAACGCTTTAACTAAAGACTATACACCAGGTGGAAGCACTAACACTCATTTCATGATGTCTAACTTTTTGAAGTATTTTAGTTACGAAAGATTACCCAAATGATATTAATACCGGCACAACTTGAATCTGTAGGCACAAGGAAAGATAAGACTCTTAAACTTACCTTTGGCACTAATGAACTATCTCCAGCGCAGGCTGCTGAACTGTTCGGGACTGCCAATCAGTTCGGTTACTTAGCTTTTAAAGATGAGAGCTTCAGAAGAGAAGAGTTAGATGCAGTAGAATCGCTTAAATCAGAGTTAGAAGATACGCTTAAGAAACCATCACAGAGATTAAGGAACACAATGTTTAGAGTTTATGAAGCTGATAGTGAAGGTTTTACTACATTTGCTAAATACTATGACTCTAAGATGGAGCAATTAATAACACACTTTAAGAATAAGTTAGCATGAGTGCCAAAGTCTCAAGTAAAACAGAGCCAAACATGGAAGAGCCTTTACAGAAGTTAACGCTGAAAAAAGAAGCTATGATTCAGGCGCTTACGGCAAGTCTTGGTAACGTAACTGAAGCATGTGAGAAGATGGGGATTAGTAGAACTATTCACTATGAATGGCTCAAAGATGATGCTGAGTATAACGCTGCTGTAGCTTCATTAAAGAATGTAGCTTTAGACTTTGCAGAATCACAGCTTAAGAAGCTGATGGAAGGAGCAGAGCGCCAAGCACTAACGCACGATGGTGAGGTGGTAACTATTAAGGATGCACCTAACACCTCAGCTGTTATTTTTTACCTAAAGACTCAAGGTAAGCAGAGAGGATACATAGAGAGGCAAGAGCTGAGCACAGAGATTAAAAGCATTAACATAACTATAGACGGTACAAATATCTAACTATGAGCGACAAGATAATAAGCACTAAGTACAGTGATCAGACGCTGGGCACATACGTAGACTTTATAGCAGCAGGTACAGATAGCATCAGCCAAATTCAAGCCATCACAGGATTGAAGAGAGACGATATCAGGAAGATAGACATGCCCACAATTGATAAGATAGTGAGCGCCTATGCTGATGGCTTAAAGAACGATGAGAAGATATTTCAGAAGTTCATAGACATAGATGGGGTTAAGTTTGGCTTTCATCCTAATCTTAAGAGCATGACGTTTGGGGAATGGCTTGACCTTACCGAATGCAGTAAGAACTTCCCTCAACAACTGCCCGAATTAATGTGCATCCTATACAGGCCTGTTACAGCTGAGATTAATCTACAGTACAAGATAGAGCCATACGATAGCGATGTGCATCTTAAGTTTGTGCCTCAAATGAGGAAGATGAACTTAGCCAATGTGAATGCTGCGCTGCTTTTTTTTTCGACACTCAGAAACGATTTAGTGAGCAATACACCCGAATATTTAGAGAAGGAGCTGGAGAAGCTGAAGAGGGAGATCAGTCAGTTAGCAGACGAGGTGAAACCTTAGCTTCAGTCTACCAATGGTGGCACGTAATCGAAGAGATGGCAGAGCGAGATATAACTAAGTTCGATGCTATCACCAATACAAGAGCTTCAACAATCTTTACCCATTTAACCTATGCGATGGATTACGCGAATAGCCTACAACAAAAGCTTACTTAATTTCCACTAATAGATATGAGCACGATTAATTATACTTACAACGTAATAGTAGATAGGTTTAGACAGTTTGCAGCAGGGCACTTTCAGCTGAGAAGGTTTACACATGGTGAGATTAGCCAAGCCGATTTAGAGAAAGAGGCAGAGTGGCCATGGCTGCACGTTAAGCCTCGCGCTATCAATTACTCGCCAGGTACTCGCAGCTTCAGCTTTGAGATATTTATCTCTGATCTGCCAAGAGACAAAGAAGATAAGACAGGCTATCAAGCTGAGTCTATTACTGACTGCTCACTAATCTTCCAAGACTTAATTAACGAGATTTACTTAGGCAATATGTTTGGGGATCAGGTAGTGCTAAGCAGACCTGTAAACTCTGAGCCATTTGTTGAGCAGTATACTCACACGCTAACAGGAGTAACAGGAACAATAGAACTTAACTTAGATTACGATTGGAGCGCATGCTCTATTCCTGCAAGCTGGAACTATAACACACCTACAGATTCTCCTTCAGATGGATGGGGAGCACTTCAGTTTATTGAGAGCTTAGATCAGAATGGGGTATTTGTTAGCCTATTGAATGACGAAGAAGCACCGGGTAATTCTTACTACTATGGTACTAATGCATCAGGAGTAAAAGGATGGTATGCAATAGTAGATAACATCGGGCTTACTTGTGAGACTCTACCCAACTGTGCTGTTATCATTTCTATAGAAGAGGATATAGCAGCTCTGCAAGCTGCTGCAATAACTAACACAAGTCAATTAGTTAACGATGGTGAAGATGGAATTAACCCATTTATAACAGCTCAAGATATACCATCTCTTACAGGCTATGTTCCTTACACAGGAGCTACTGCCGATGTAGACTTAGGAACACATAACTTAACTGCGGATCATATCGGCCTTAACGTTAATCCTTCGGGCGCAGGTTATGTCGTAGGTGCTACTCGTTGGAACAATACAATTGGTAGCAGCGAAACACTTTTAAAAGGTGGTACTGTTTCTTTAAAGAACGGAGTGGATTTAGTAGCTCGCGTAGTCAACAAAGTAACGCCAAACACAACGCTAACGAAAGCAGCATACCAAGCAGTACGCGTAAGCGGAGCGCAAGGTCAAAGGTTAGCTGTTGAATTAGCACAAGCAAATAATGACAACAACTCAGCCGACACAATAGGTATTGTTTGCGAAACGATAGCGACAAACCAAGAAGGCTTCATTCAGACGGTAGGACAACTTGAAAGCATTAATACAACAGGTTCACTTCAAGGTGAAACGTGGACAGACGGAGACGTTCTCTATTTGTCTCCAACAACGGCAGGAAGGCTCACCAACATTAAGCCAACAGGCGCGACAGGACATATTGTTGTGATAGGTTATGTTGAATATGCACACGCAAATAACGGAAAGATTTATGTGAAGATTATGAACGGTTGGGAGTTAGATGAACTACACAACGTGTACATTACTTCGCCTGCGAATAATCAAGGATTGTTTTATGACTCAGCAGATCAACTGTGGAAGAATGAAACCATTGCAAGTGCACTTGGCTACACTCCTTTTAACCTTCCTGCCTTAACGAGCGGAAGCGTTCTATTCAGCAACGGCACAACGATAGCGCAGGACAACGCTAATCTTTTCTTTGACGACACCAACAATAGGTTGGGAATTGGTACGGCTACGCCTTTGAACACTTTAGATGTAGCAGGAACTGTTAGATTATTAAGTGGTAGTTCATCTCTTACTTTGAATAATGCTACATTTTCTGAATTAGCCTATGGAACAACGAACTATTTCAGAGCAAATGGTTCATCTGCAATAGTGCAAGGTCCACAAATTTTATTTTTAGTAGCAGCAATCGAACGCGCAAGAATTTTTGCAACAACAGGAAACGTAGGCATCAACACAACAACAGACGCAGGGTTTAAGCTCGATGTGAATGGGACGGCGAGGGTGCAGGGGACAACTACAATAACACCTGCAACGCTAACAGGAACTGCTGCGACAAGTGCTTTGGATATTGCTCAGACTTGGAACACAACAGGAACACCAACGGCAATTAAATTAAATATAACCGATACTGCAAGTAATGGTAATTCAAGGCTATTAGATATTCAAGTAGGTGGCTCAAGTAAATTTATTTTTGTTAAAAACGGAAATTTATTTTTTGGAGCACTTAACAATTCATCTAATATACAAGGAGATGATACAACAAGAGGTTTAATTCTTAGAACTTCATTAACAACTACTGTAGGAAGTGGATTTACATTTTCAAATTTACAGGGAAATGTTGCTAATTTATCATCTACATCTAATGGATTATATATACAACCTGCAGGAACTATAGGATTTAACCCAACGAGTGGAACAGGTTTATATAATTCAATTCAGATAAATGATAAAATCAACCAAACAGGTGGCGCAAGCGGAATAACAAGAGGTCTTTATATCAATCCAACGCTAACGGCAGCAGCAGATTTTAGAGCTATTGAAACAACAGCAGGACGTGTAGTAATTTCAGATACAGCTACTGTAACAGGAACAAACGCTACTTCTTTATTAGACCTTTCACAAACTTGGAATACAACCGGTGCGCCCATTGCGTTAAAGGTGAATATCACAGATACGGCAAGTGCTGCGCTTTCTGACTTAATCAGTTTGCAAGTAGGTGGCTCGGTAAGATTCAGAGTGTTAAAATCGGGTTTCTTTACGCACAATACAGGTGGTGAAATTGTAGGTAACTTGGTTGTTGGTGGTAGTAGTATTGATGCTTCTTCTCAAGTAGAAGTTAGAAGTACAACAAGAGGCTTCCTTCCTCCACGAATGACCACAACGCAAAAGAACGCTATTGCAACACCTGCGGCAGGGTTGGTTGTTTACGATACAACACTAAACAAATTGTGCGTAAGAGGCGCAGCAGCGTGGGAAACAATAACATCAGTATAATAAAATAAATATAATTACAATGGCTAAAATTCAACCAATCACTTTTCCTTTGAATCAGGGAACGGCAACAGAGATGAGCGTACTCATTCATAATCATTTTACAGATGCAACAACTTGCACAACCTACTACGAATTAAAGACAGCCGAAGGCGCTGTTCTAACGAATGGAAATTACACGCTAACCGAAGAAGAGTTCACAGCGTGGGGTGAAGATAACGAGTGGGTAGAACAATGCGTAGCTAACGCGATAGGAGTAACAATTTTATCTTTCTAATATGCAACTAACAGAGGAACATTTGAAGCAGTTAGATGCTTTCATTCAGGAAATGCCTACAAAGTTTGGCTTACCACTAATCCAATTCTTCAACAAGATAAAAGAGGAGTCTGAGAAAGAATGAGCATACTTGCTGAGCTATTCGAACAGGGAGCGCTATACGATGTGCTTTTAGATTTCGGTGAGACCGTTACTGATCGCGCACGCTCCAACATTAGAATTCAGCAGACGAGATACGGCAAGAAGCGCAAGGCTAACACTACAGGCACGCTTGCTGCTTCGCTCTATTATGACTTAGATGTTACAGGCACTACCCCATCTATAGCATTCAATTCATCTGCTGACTATGGTAAGTGGGTAGAGTATGGAAGGCAAGGTAAGGAGAGTAACTACCCAGGTATAGATAGCAGATTTGCAGCAGGAGCAGCTAAGCCTCCTGTACCTGACATCCTTAATTGGATGAATCTAAAGAGGATTAAGCTACGTGCCATGGGCGAAACAGGCAAGATGACTAAGTTCGCTAAGAGCTCAGTTAACAAAGATGAGCAGAAGCGTTTAGCTGTAGCAACTGCTATGGCTAAAAGCATAGAGAAGAAAGGTATTGCTCCATTATACTATTGGCGCGATGCTTACTTAGAAACACTACCCGAATATGCAACGCAGCTTAATGCTGCAATGGGTGAGGCTGTGAACATTTACATCTTAAATCAAACGAGAAAATTAACTAATATTAAACCTGCATAAGCATGGCAATTACAATACATCAGCAGCCCTATCCATTTACAGCACTTAAGCAGAAGCTTATGGTAGTGGCAACTTCATCCAACATAGGGCAGCCTGGATTTCGCTACGTGGTACAGGTGAGCGTTAACGGTGGCGCACTAAATACTTTTTACGTGCAGCCTAACATTAACGGAGCTTTAGTTTTTGACCTTTACCCTGCTATCTACGCTAAGATGGATTTAGGAGTAAATAGCTCAGATGCTGTGCCTTCCTTATTCGCATCTACAACGGTGCAAGATGACACTACAGCACGAAACATTATGAGCGTAGCTGCTACTATTTTCGAAGGCTATGAGGTACTTGGCTTATTTGAGGTACTCGCAGCTTCAGCTTATCCATTAGATGGAAGCTCACTAATTAACGCAGCGTTTCAGATTAGTGATGGGTTTAATCCTGATCCTGCTACTTACTTTGCGTTAGATTCAGCAACGAGCTATATCATGACTGATTTAGTAGGTAGCACTTACGCTTTAAATGATTTAATTAATCAGTATAGCTTAGGTGCTAATGTAATAGGCATAACAGCTTTTGCTGACGATTGGGGAGTGCTTACTATACCTGCTGATGATGGCTCTGCCTTAACAGGTAATGCAATAGATGACGTGCAGATAGTACAATTCAACGAAGCAGGCACACCTATTCAGACCGATACATTAGCTTGCGTAATTGCAGCAGGAACTATTAACCATCTTCCCCTACTACCGTCTAACATAGATGATATTTTCGGCTTGCAAGCTACATGGCATCACTACCTAATTAACTTTAGAAATAGTGGTGGTACTGCATGTGCAAGAGGTATAGCTGTATTCAAAGCAGCAGACGAATGCAGATTCGATAAGGTGAGATTAGGCTGGACTAATAGCCGAGGTGGATGGGATTACTTCAATTTTACTAAGCGTAGTGAGGAAAATTACTCAGTAGAACGCAAGAGATACAGAAAGATAGTAGGCAATTACGGCACAGCAGATGAAACTGAAGCGTTTGGTTTTAACACTTCCGATAGAGGCTTAACTGAGCGCAGCCCATTTGTAGAAAAGATGCTACGTATTAGAACAGACTTCTTAACCGAAGGGCAATTCGAATACCTTAAGAATCTGATTTACTCAGAATCTGTTTACATCATTAGTAATAAGGGCGAAGCTACTCCCGTAGTGATAGATAGCAATAACTATACAGCTATTAAATCACGTAGCTACGTGAAGAATGATTTAGAATTAATGTTAAAATTCAGTAACGATTATACAGCATGAGACCTGAAGTAATATTAACCGTAAAGGCAAGCAATGGCGCTGCTATAGTAGTAGACTTGTACGAGAATGAGAGCATTAGTTACTCATCTAACTTCAATAGCGTTTCTGAGTTTACTACCAGGGGAGCATTTACAAGGGAGTTTAGAATACCTGCTACTAAGAATAACGTAGATTTCTTCGGGCAGCAATACAGCCCAAGCTTACTCAACAACGATACTACTCAGATTAATGTACTTCGTAAAATAGATGCAACGCTATCTGTAAACACTTTACCAATCGCTGAAGGGCACGTACAATTTAAGCAGTCAGTTACTCACCAAGGGCAGATACATGAATTCGTTATAGCCTTCTTTGGAGAGACAGTAGACTTAGCTAAGAGTATTGGAGATAAGCTTATAAGCGAGTTAGATTACTCTGAATTTGACCATGAGAATACTTATGATAATGTAGTAGCTATTAATGATGGTAGCTTATTTGATAATAACATCTGCTACACCTTAACCGATCGTGGGCAGAATTGGAGTGAGGATACAACGGTTACAAGCCGAAGAGTATTTAGCTCCGTTAATCCCGTCTACACTTCAGAGCTTACGTTAGCTGTTAGCGCTAAGTGGCTCATGGATAAGATTATTTCTGAAGCTGGGTTTGGGTGGAGCGGAGATACAGTAGATGATAATTTAGGTAATATGTATATTCCTTACATCACTAATCCTCTTACAATAGGAACGGTTAGCGCAGATGAAGCTAAGTTTAGTGCTCACTATACATCTAACCAAGCGGTAAGTATAAATACACAAGGTAATAGTGGCTTGTATTATAAGCAGCTTACAGGATGGATAGAAACATTAGATCCATCTAATAGCTTTGCTTCAAGTGTTTATACTTCTCAAGTTAATTACTACTGTGATTTTGGTGTTAATTTAGAAATAGACGTAGACACTACAGGATATAATAGCTCTACTGTTCACACTTACGATATAGTTTTAGGATTAACAAGGGATGGGATAGAAACAATAGTACCTATTCCATTTGCTCAAAACGTAGGGCCTACTGAATACGATTACGATCAGGCAGGTGATGTTTATATCGTTAGCCAAAATAACCCATTCAGCGTAAATGCTAATGTGAATTTATTGCTGCAAGTAGGGGATGAAATTAGAGTTTATATTTACGCTCATGCAGGAAGCTCGCAAGCAGTTACTATTAATTCAGGAAGTGATATAGGTATTTTTTACGTGAGCGGTGAGTTACTTGCTCATCCTGTTAGCTTCAAAAGAAATGCTCCCGAGATGAAGCAGATAGATTATCTACGTGATATTCTCAAGATGTTTAACGCTGTACTTGTTCCTAATCCAAACATCCCTAATGCTGTTGAGATTATACCAATGGTAGAGTATTTAGGTAGCGGAACTGATTACGATTGGACAGGTAAGCTTGATGCTTCTAAAGATATCACACTTACACCTGCATCCGATGTAAGAAAGAGAGTGCTTAAGTGGAGCTACAAAGAGCAGGGAGATTTCTTTAACGCTAAGTATAAGACAGGAGCTCAAAGGGTTTATGGAGAGCTGCGCTTAACTGATCCAAGCAACGATTTTAGCACAAGCGATTACACAGTAGAGTTAAACTTTGGAGCTTCGCCCTGCGATTTAATACCTAATAGCTACATCATTATTCCTAAATACTTTAATGGTAATGGGGTATTCATGCAGCCTGGGCCTCGCATTCTTTACAAAAGAACTGAAGGTGCAGATATTATGGTTTATAATGAAGATACTTCAACAGCGAGTTATACCGGGATACCATTATTAAGCCATTACAGAACTGTTCCTACTGATGTAGATACTTTAGATTTAAACTTCGGGCAGGAAGTTCCTCCGCATCCAATAGAAGTAATGCCATTACGTACATTGTGGGATAGGTTTTGGAGAGAGTATATCGCAGAGCTTTATGATGATGAGCAAAAGATAATGGAGGCTTATTTTCAGCTTAGCGTAACCGATGTATTCGGCCTTCAGTTTAACGATAAGATATGGGTAAAAGATTCTTGGTGGAGAGTAATAGAGCTAACAGATTACATTGTAGCAGATGAGCAAGTAACTAAATGCAAGCTTATTCGCTTGTTAGATATCGGAGCATTATGCCAATTTACCCCATTCAAGATTAACACAAGCTCAGGCGCAGTAGACTTTTTAGATTATGATGGAAATACAAGCTACGGATCACAAGCATGCTGCGAGTATTACGGCTACACATGGAGCACAGATAAAGGTCGTTGTTATGCTACTACACCAACTAACGGAACAGGCGGAGTTATCGGTTCACCTAATAACGTAGGTGGTAGCAATATCACTAACACAAGTGGTAACCAAAAGAGCGCGACCGGAATGGGTAACGTAAATAGAGCTTCAATAGAAAACAATAACGAGCGCATCTTAGTTAGTGGCTTAGGCCATGGTATTGCACCTAAACATAACTACAGACAAGCTTTAGGATATAGCAACTTTATTAAGCCTAATCTTGACGGTACTA